AGCAACTCTGTAGGTCTGATCTCGGCTCTCTCCTCTATCTCCCTGGACCACACCTCGGACCACATCGGACCGAAGCTGGGATACAGCTCTACGACAGATTGTGCCACAAGACGCAGCCAGTCCCTATAGATGCTGGCCTTCTTGGCTGTCCCAAGGCCCGCCTCCGACAGACCTTCCTCCGCCAGTCGATCGACCGCCGCCTGACGAGCGTTCAGGTAGACGGCGAGACCCTGGCCGGCCTCTGTCTCGGAGAGAGCAGGAGAGTCGGTCCACGTCTTGAACTCACGGATCAACTGATCGCGGTCGGCCGTCTGCTGTTCTCCCAGGACAGGGTCGTTGTAGCCAGGGAACCGCTCCATCAGCTGGAGCCTTACCGCACGCAGCCAGCGCAGCGCCTCGAGGTCGCCGCGGATACCGCCCTCCGGCTTGACCAGACCGGAGCGAGCCTTCTGGTAAGCGAGGCGTCCCAGGAAGTCGTTGCGATTGCGTACCCACTCCTCGGCTGAGATGGGGGCCCTGGTCCGTTCCGACAGCTGGAGCAGGTAGGCGTCGTAGTAGAACTCCTCGTTGGGGTCGTCGGGGCGCACGTAGTAGGCCGTCAGCGGGAACTGCTCGAACAGTTCGTTGTTCGACTTGCGGAAGTTGAGGCCATCCATCGTGGTCGACCGCCGCACCAGGCTGCGGGTCTTGGGGGTGATGAACAGCGAGGGCTCGAGCCCGAACAGCTGGACGAACTCATCGAAGGCCGCGCCGTGCTGGTAGTCGTTCTCCTCCAGCATGTCCCGATAGGCCGTAGCCAGGGATTGGAACGCCCACACCTTGCCATCGCGATCCTTGACATCGAAGCGCACCGTGCCTCCAGTGGGGGCCATGTACTGCCAGGCAGCCCGGTAGCGGTAGATCTCATGGGCGATCTTCTTGGCTCGCTTCAACAGAGCGTCCCGCTCGGTCTGAGAGTTGAGCGAACCCTGGCCGTTGACGATGAGCACCTTCATCACGTCGATCATGGTGTTCTGGAACAGCCGCTCGTCTTCGGGCGTGGGACGGTCTATGGAGGTCATGAACTTTCGGAACCATGCCGGCATGGTGACATCCAACGCCTGGCCGACCGTGGCTCCTTCGAGTGCTCCGAAGGGCAGCAGCATGTCCTTGGCCCAGCGGTTGTCGGGGTCCTCGAAGAAGTCCCTGGCGAAGTTGGACAGCCCCCACTGGACGACGGGCCCAACACCGGGGATGTACTGGCCGATCATCAGGTTGAGGCCCTGGACCCGCCCGGTCAGTTTGAGCTGCGCCCGCCCCTCGTCGGAAGCGATGCCATCGAGGTCGGGGAACAACATGCGTATCCCAGGAAGGCTGGTCCAAGGCGAGCCCAGGATGGGGTAGTTGAACACCTCCTCGCCGGTAGACGGGTCGTTGTAGAAGAAGCCTGAGCGTCGAGCTCCCTGGATCCCCTGGTCGAGCCGCCGCAGCACCCGCGGGTTGTTGTACATCAGCTTGGCCCACCGTGAGATGATCTCCGACCAGGCTTCCCCGAAGGGGAACACGATGCGGTTGATGTCGAAGAAGTTGTGCTTGCGTGTCACGTCGTAGAGGAGATCCTTGGTCTCATGCAGGGCGAACGCCTTGGCGATGCGGTCTGCCTCCTCCAGCGAGGTGATGGGGTTGTCCCCCACCCCGAGTGCCGAGAAGCTGATCTTGAAGTCGCTCATGCGCTCCAGCTGTGCCAGTTGGCGGTCCCGTCCCCGCAACAGGTCGGAAGCCCATTGGCGGATAGTGCGCCGGTCCACCCCGGCAGCCGCCATCGAGCGGCGGACCGCCTGGCGCGTTGGGTCGTCCAGGAGTGGGAACAGCTCTGCTATCCGCTTCCAGTAGAACTGTCGGAAGGCCGGAGACCGCGACAACCGATCGGTGGGCGCTCCCATCATGGCGTTGAACATGGCACCGATCACCCGGTCCCATGTGCTGACGGCCTCCTTGGTGTCCACTCGGGGGACCTTGGTGGCATCATCGAAGTACTGGCTGTAGTTGTCCCGGATGTGGTTGGTGGCAGCTGCCCGATGGTCCCGCAGCAGCCCTCTTTCATGGGCCTCGATGAGATTGTCCAGGTCGATGTGGTCGAGCCGGCCGGTCTCCAGGGCCTCGATGAGCTTGGAGTTGCCGGGATCCCCGATCACGTACTGGGGACGATGCTGAGGCCACTGGGAAGCGTCGAAGGAGTAGCCGAGCTGGGACGCCCTGGTGGACGCCCGGCGTGCCGGGTCGAGGTTCCGCACCATCCGGGCTCCCGCTCCCGATGAGTAGCCGGTCATCCCTCCCGCAGCGTCCTGGAAACCCTCGGCCGGCCTGATGTTCGGGCGCACGTTTTCCCAGTTATCGGACACCGCCTGGACCACAGCCGACGGTGACAGGTCTGCCAGTTCGTCCGCGCTCATCCCCCTGGTGGTCCGCAGCCATTCATCGACGCGCATGAGGGAGCCATCGAAATCACGCAGCGACATCGACAGCAGGTCGGGGCCGGTGAGCATCCCCCGATCGGCGAGGAACTGGAACATGTCCCAGGCATCGGTGCGCCTCACCAGATCGGGGAAGGCAGAGGGGTCGGCCATCTGCCACATCCCGATCCGGAGCCGGTTCTGCTGATCGTATCTGAGGCTCATGTTGCCGATGACGGTGTTGTCGCGCACCATGATCGCGAAACCGTAGGTGTCCCATCCTGGAGCTGCGCCTGGAAGGGTCCCCGGGGTCCCTATTTCGCCACGGGCGAGTAGGCGACTGAACCCGGCCTGCTCGAAGCCCTCAGTGGTCATCGTTCCTACCGTTCCCCAAGGCACACCTCCACTCGGTTCCAAGGGAAAGAGCCCCGGGTTCCCCCTCATCACGTAGACATCATCTGCCAAAGGCCGGTCCGCAGGCAGACGAACTGGGTGGAAGTGGGGCACATCCCCCTTGCGCATGGTGGAGATCGCCTCGCCGAAGCCCCTTTGGGACGCTACCTCGGACATCCTCAGCGCCTCCACGAAGGGGATGAACTCCCCTCCCACCCCAACGGGAAGCCGGTTCGGGTTGACGGCTGATGGCCCTGGTGTCACCAGGCGAGAGGCTTCGTCCTGGATCTCGTCCAGGGACGCTCCAAGGCGCAGCCACAGGGTATCGGCCGCAGAGGCGGTGCCACCACCCTGTTGAATGATCTGGTCGACCGTCGCCTGAGCCTCGACGATCCTGTCGTAGATAGTTTCCCAAGGAGAGTTGGCGATGTCACCCAGTTGGACGCCATACGGATCAGCTGCCGCGGCCGGGTAGAACCGGTCCTCGATGTCGGCGAGCATGTCGTGGAGATGGGTGTCCAGTTCTTCGGCGGTCATGTGGGCAGTGGTCCCATGATCGGCAGCGGTCGCCAGCCGTTGAGCCGTGGCCCGGTCGGCGTCGTCCATAGACTGGGGGTTGAGATCGGGGCGGGTCAGGGAAGGTGGGACATCCCCTCTCCACGGATACTGGCCCATGGGATCGTAGAAGGGGTCGATGTCGTCGAAGCCAAGGTCGTCGATCTGAGCCGGGGTCAGTTTCTCTCCCCATGGGTCCCTCCAGGTGCCGGTGGGCAGGTCGTAGTAGGCCCCGCCTTTGCCGCCACCGAGCTTCCAGTTGATACGAGCCCAAAGGCTGTCGATGTAACCGTCCGACACCGTGCGGTTGTTCAGCTCCCGCCAGCCACCTCGAGGGCGCCCGCTGGTGGTGGCGGAGCGGCCTCCCTGTCGCATGTGCAAGGATCGGTAGTGGGCGAGGTCACCGTCGGCGTAAGCGGCCTTGATGGCACGCAGGGTCCCTTGGGGATCCGAAGCTCCCTCTCTCATCCTCCGGGCGATCTCCACCACCAGAGGATCGGAGCGCATCTGGAGCAGCTCGATGAGAGCTCCTTCGGCGTGCTGCGGGCTCTCCCGGCCCACCAGCTGCCATTCCCGGTAGTGGGGGTTGCGGGCCCCAGGTGTCACCAGCTGGAGGGCACCGGAGCGTGACGACATGGCGTTCTGGAGCTCCGGTCCCGCCCGCCGGAAATCGGCGAAGTCGAAGCCGAAGATGTCGGACCCACCCCTTCTGATCTTGCCTTTGCCGACTCCCCATGCCCAGGCCATGTACTGGATGGGGTGGTTGACCACCGACATGAGCCCACCCGCTGCCATGCGGAACTGCTCCTCGCCGATGACCCTCACCGGCCAGGCCAGGCGCAGAAGCACGAACGGCTTCCACACCTTGTTCATGTAGTTGTCGGCGATGCCCATGAGTATGGACTCCCCGAACTTGTCCCAGTCCTCCATGACGCGATCGAGCCGCATCCCGGTGCCGGTCGAGTAACGGGTGATGTTGGCCCGGCGCATGGCGGAGCGCACCTGGCGGATATCCAGCAGGGGAACGGCTTGGTTCAGGAACTCAGAGAACAACTGAGCCGATGGCATCGCTTGCAGCTCGCCGTTGGACAGGTAGCGGAACTGCCCTGCCGGGTGATACATCGGGTCGCGGGCTTTGTTGGTCCAGAAGTGGCGGAACTCCTGGGAAGTGGAGAAGATGTTGTTGAGCTGGCGCACCACCGGAGTGGGGATCCCTTCGGCCTCGAGGTGCTGGCCCCATTCCCTCACGATGTCGCGATAGACGCTGAACATGTCCTCGTAATCCGACGCCTCTCCGAGACCACCGCGCGCCATCTGTGACTGGTAGTGGCTGATCCGGTCGCGGCTGAACCCCATCACCTTCATCTGCTCGCCGATCTCGGAGACCGAGCCATCGAGGTCGGACACCAGCAGCGAACGGGCCCCCACCATGGACATCATCCTGCCCAGGTAGGTGCCCTCGAGGCGGGCCCCCACCGCCACCGGGAAGGACCCGAAGCGGGTGAGCACCGGGTCAAACCCAAGACGTGAGGCCAGGGCAGCGTTGAGCTTGCCTCGCATCAGCTCTCCTCTGCGTCCCATGAGGGCTGCCGACAACGACTGGCGTCCGATCACCCGGTTGGGCAGAGCGCCCTCGTTGAACCCTTCGAGCAGGAACCGCTGGATGATGGCGGGATCCGCCACCCCACCACTGGTCACCCCGGCGGTGTCCAGCATGTCCACCAGCCACGCCACCGGGACATCGGCCTTGGCGGCGTGATGGCCGAACAGGTCCATTCCCTGGCCGAAGGCGGTGGCTGGGTCCCAGTTGGAGATGCCCTCGGCCAGCGCCCTGCCCTGCGGTCCGTAGACGTAGTGGGAGAACCCCCGCCCCCGGACCGTCCGCCTTACCCCGTTGACCGCCAGTGCTGCATCCGGAGCCAGAAGCGATGCGGCCTTGCGAGATCCGTTGGCCAGCTTGAAGAACTTGTTGGCCGGGTCCAGGAAGATGTTGGCCCCCAGGTCCCCCAGGGCGGAGACCACCTGGAAGGGGGCGGTCCCCGGCTCTACGAAGTTCTTGGCGATCTGGCGTCCGAAGGTCACCGGGATGTCGGTGCCCTCCAGCTTCAAGCGCTGGCGCTTGGCGTAGGTGGTGGCCGAGATGGGCTCGCCCAGGGCTCGCTGTTGGGGGTTGATGATGGCTTCGCCAAGAGGGATCCCACGGGCCAGGGCGTCCTTGGTCTCCTGAGAGAACTCCGAGTTGGGCAGGAACCCGGACCCCAGGTTCACCCGGTCGCCACCCAGCAGGTCGAACAAGGCTTCCTCGGCCTGTGATGGTCCTGCCATCGACCAAGCCTCGTCCCAGCTCATGTTGTGGTCGAGCACACCGACCATGGTGCGGAAGCTGCGGTTGAAGACCCCGTTCCACAAGCCCTCGAAAGCCAGCGACCCGACCCGGGTGATCCCTTTGACGGCGTCGTACCCCCAGCCCAGGAGGTCGCCGACGATGGGGATGCCGCCGGAATGGGGGTCGGTGTCCACGTCGACCAGCTGGCGCGACAACTGATCGAGGGCGAGGTTCTGGACGGTCGGGTCCGCCGGGTCGATATCGCTCTGTGCCAGCGCTACCAAGACCTGCGGCGACAGGTTGGGATAGATGTGAGAGAACTCCGCAAGTCGTTTGGCCATGGGAAGGGTGGCCGTGGTCCCGGCGACCCTGGCCGCTATCTGGCGGTCGCGCTCCGCCTGGTCACCGATGCGCTCCCACTGGGGAGGCTCTCCGAAGAAAGGGACGAGGTCTTCAGCCATCTATTAACCGGGCGATCTCCGGATGGGGGTAAAGGGCGTAGAGATGGCGCAGCAACATCTGAGGGTCGTCGGCGGTGAAGGGCAGCCCGCTCGAGGGCGGCTCCAACCCTTCCAGCGGGTCACGACCTGGACGGGTGGTGGGACCGAAGATGTCGGAAGGAGGGGCGGGGGCTACGGCTGGGCGGGAAGGAACCGCCCCCCGCTCTCCTCCTTCCATCGGCGCGGCCTGCTGGAGCTCGGTGATCTTCTTGCGCTCACCGAACGGCTGGCCGGGGGCAACCCTTACCGGCTGGCCTACCCTGCGTGAAACATCAGCGGACGGCTGCGGACCTCCGCTCCGCCCCTTGCCTCTTGCCATCGGTCACTTCTTCTTGGCCGCTGCGGCCTTGGGCTTGGCGGCCTTGGGCTTGGGGGCCGGCTCGGGCTCGGGTTCGGGTGCCGGCACCAGGTCGCCGTAGCGGTCGACCACCACCGCCTCACCTGGTTGCAGGCCGACGGTCCCCACCGGGGTATCGAACTCCTGGTACTTGTCCGTGTCGTTGCGGAACACTTCTGCCATGGCTTCGCCTTCCTATAGTCGTCCAACTGTCTGGATACCCGCCTCGGCCCCACTGTCCGGTACCCCGCCCTCCAGTCTCGACAGTACCGTCGCCACGTCCGGTACCCCGCCACCGGCTCCCAGCATCTCGGAAGCTCCCTGTGCAGCAGCGAACTGCTGTTCGTCTGGTGACATCTGCGGCTCCGATGGGGTGAAGTACTTCCGCAGGATGTCGTCGCGATCGGCCGGATCGGTGGCGATCTCCACCAGGGCCATGCGAGCCTTGGGGTCTCCCTGGGCGGCAGCAGCCGACAGCATCTCCATGAGCCGGTCATGGGCATCGCGCCGGTCGATGCGCTCGTTGATCTTGGAGATGTTCTCCATCCCCTGGAGGTTCTCCTGGACGGTCTGATGGTCGACCAGACGGGCCTGGAGGAGCTGGAGGAAGGTGACGATCTTGACCGGCTCATCCACCCCGGCCATCACCCCATACACCCGGCGCGTCAGGTAGTTGCCGTCGATGTCTCGCGATGGGATGTAGGTTTCGATGCCTTCGGCGTCGTCGTCGTCACCTGCATACACCGGCTTGCGGTCCCCGGCGTACATCATCTCGTCCCACTCCAGGCGCAGGCCGTCGAGGTCCTGGAGTGCGTAGCGCAGCGCCAGCTGGTACTCGGCGACGTTCGACTCGGTGCCCTGGCCAAGACGGTCGAGACCCTGGCCGGTGACGAAGCTGTTGGGGGAGAGGGCATCGTCGATGACGTTGTAGTTCGCCCCCACCCGGAGCTGGCGCTCCAGGCGGTCGATCTGCTGGAACGCCCCGAAGGCCAGGTCGCCGGACGGTTTCTCGATGCGGGTGCCGGGAGCGAAGAAGTTGGTAGCGAAGCGGCCGCGCTGGTAGTTGCCCGACTCGATCTCTCCGATGATGTTGGTCTCCCGGAACACCGAGTCCTCGGTGGCGATGAGGGCCAGGATGTTGAGCTTGGCCATCTGCGCCATGAGCCCGATGACGTGGTCGTACTGGCCCCCAAGGCGGTCGAAGGTGGGACGGCGGGCGATGACGAAGCGTGGCCCGCTACGCAGGGGGTTGGGCACGAAGCCGACGATCTCACCTATCTGCGGGATGACGACGTAGGTGCCCTCAGCGGAGTAGTACTCCACCAGCACCGTGCCATCGCCGGTGGACTCCCAGCCGTCGCCGGCCAGGAGCATCCCCGGTCCGGAGAGGTTCGGACGGCGATCCCGATTGGCGAACGCCGGATACAGCCGCTCCAGCACCTCGTCGGGGACCCGGCGTGCCACGGCGAGCTCGTCGGGTTTCTGGTTGGGGCCCCACCATCCCGGGTAGCAGTCGAAGGGGTCACGGAGCTCTGCGTGCGGGTAGTGGTGGCCGCCCGGTCCCTGGCGGGACCGAACTACCCACACGCAGAAACCGTAGCCGGGAAGCCACCGCGAAGCCTGGGCAAGATCGAGCTCGAGGCGCGAGCCCCGGTCGTAGCCCTCGATGATGCGCTCCCGCTTCTCAGCCCGCTTGCGACGGGTCTGTGCCGACCGCTGCCTTCCCCCTTCCGCCGGGTCGATCTTCACGTCCGGCCGCATCCGTAACCGCTGCGCCAAGCGAGCGAGCCCGCTGTCCAGCAGGTGGACCACCGGCAGGTCGACCGGAGACAGGTCGGCGCGACGGCCCAGCAGGGTGGCGACGGCATCGGGGCCACCGTTCATCACGTCACGGATACGCGCCATCTGGCTCCGTACCGGCTTGTTGAGCTGGCGCAGGTAGTTGATGCGCTCCGTGAGCTCGGCGATTGTGGCCATCTACGCTCCTACCACGGTGGGGTGTTGGATCGGTCGGTGTCGTATCCCAGGAACGAAGGCTCGTAGGTCACCGACATCTGAGCGACGAACTCTTTCTGCCATCTGCGGATCACCTTCGTTGGGAACCATGATGCCATGAGAACGTCTGTTCGTGAACGATTCCGCTTGGTGACATCGTCCGAGAAGTGGACCATCTGATGGGTGTACAGGTTGACCTTCTCCCTGGCGACCGATGTGCCGTAGGGCAGGTTGACCTTGCCCTCGCGGAACAGGCGCATCATGGCGCCCACACCGTAGTTGTCGTCGAGCTTGTTGAAGCCCTGGGTCTGGTGGCCCTCGAGGTAGACGCCGCTGTCCGATGCCCACTCCCGCACCTTGGGATCGGCACGGATGGCCCGCTGGAAGCCGTTCTCCTCGATCACCCAATGGTGGACGTTGTAGGCGTCCAGCCAGTCCCGGAACAGGGCCAGCGCCACGTCGATGCCCCCGCCAAGGTGGTTGTCCAGGTCCACCATGTAGGACACCCCCTCCGACTGCGACCACGCCCAGCAGAACCCCGACTGGTACCCGGTGGCCGACGGGTCAAGCCCGGCGACGATCTGACGGTCCGGAGGCACCCCGTCGAAACCGATGTCGCGACCCAGGTCGTAGGTGGTCTCGATCACCTCGCGATCGAAGACCAGGATCCCCTCGGGGCGAGGGGAGTTGAGGTAGACCATCTCGTAGACGCCCTCGAGCCCCAGCGCCTGAGCGCTGCGCTTCTTGCCCAACAGCCATTCGTAGCTGCGATGGGACCCGAACAACATGCAGTCGCCGTGGGCCTCGGGAACTCCCGGGTCCTCCGTACACGCCGGGTCGTGAGCGGCATCCACCCTCGAGGACCACAGCGGGTCATCCAGCAGGTAGGAGTAGAGGTCGTCGGGGTGCTGGCGGGAACCGATGATGACGAACCCGGTGTGGTCCTCCTTGCGCGACTCCAGGGTGGTGGTCACCCAGTTGCGAGTCTGCGAACGCGCCGACGGCAGGTTCACCGACGAGTCGTCCTCGATGTCGTCGCACACGATGAAGTCGGCGTCGCGCGACAGGATCTTGCCGTTGCGCCCGATGGCCACCATGGTCGACGCCTTGAGGGCGATGGCGGTGCGGTTGGCCACCTTGAAGCGGCTGTTGGTCCAGGTGGTGCCGCCGCGGGTGGTGGGGCGGAAGGTCTGGTTGGGCGGGAGCACGGCTTCGAGCAAGGGGCCGTTCTCCTCCAGTTGCAGCCTCACCAGGGTCACCATGTCCGATGCGATCTCGGTGTTGCCGGCCACCCACATGATGCGCACGTTCGGATCCCGGCAGATCAGCCACACGCAGAAGTGGACCAGCAGCTCGGACTTCCCGTGCCGGGGCGGAGACAGGATCATGTGGCGGCTGCCGGTGAAGATGGCCCGCAGGATCCCCGCTATCCATGCCCGATGGAACCCCTCGGTAGCGTAGGGGCGCCCGTTGGGTAGTAAGAAGAACCGCTCCCGGAAGTCGGCGAACCGGGCGGTCAGGGTCCCGATGAAGCGAGTGGCTTCGTCGCTGTCCCAGTCGGTAGGTACCTCGAGGTCGTGGCCCAGGGCAGCTGCCACCCCGGCGTCCATGGTCCATTCCGCCGCCGCCTCGTCGGCGATGCGGTCCATGCGCATCCCGTCTATGGCTCGAAGGACCGATGAGTAGTCGGCTCCCAGGCGGGAGGCGACTCCCCGGGCCGTCACATCTCCGGAGATGGCTGCTTCGGCCAGCCCGGCTGCCCGTATGCGGTGTGCTATCTCGCCCTTGGCTACCGCCTTGGCCTTGCGCCCCGGCGAACGCCCCTCGAGCTCCGCCTTGCGCCGGCGGGCATCACGGGACTTCTGGCGGTTGCGGCAGCGGTCCCCGCAGTAACGCCTGTTGGAGCGCTCCCCCCGCAGCGAGGTAGCGCAATCGGTCGCAGCACAGACCCTTGCTGGCATGGTGAGATAGTAACCCTCAACGCAGGAAAGCCCCCACCGCGCGGGGGGCTTCCCTGTGGCTCGACCTGGAGGACCTTCCGGATGTCGAACCTGGCTGGCTGGTATGAGGATGTGAACGGCCAGCCCTCGAGGCCATTCTATTGCCAGGGGCCGTCGGCCCTACTACCCTCGGACGGAGGATGAACGGTATCGAGCTCACCTGGGAAGATCACACAGAGGACCGCTACGACCGCGAGGGCACCCTGGTGGCGGTCAAGGGCCGCTCCTACGTTGTCCGTCGCATCTCGGTCGACGGGACGGAGTGGGGGGCCTCCATGCACACCACCAGGATCCCCGACGAGGTCGACGGTCTTTTCAGGGACCTGGTCAACCTCTTGCGTGTCATCTGTAATGTCCCGGAACCCGAGGCCGAGCCAGCAGGTAACGCCCGCAGATCATCGGGGCGGCTACAGCCGAAGCGAGCCCGTGGTTCGTTGGCTGGCAGCGATGCGGGGGCCTCGGCAGCTCCGCCCTAGACCGACCCCTTCCAAGAGGGACCCATCCTTGGACCGTGGAAACAACGAGGAGCCCGAACCCATAACGGCTCCGAGCCCGGGGAGCACCGGCGGTCAGGACCCAGCGGCAACTACCGATCTCAAATCGCGAACCCCGAACCCAGTCGGGGGAGTATGTCCCCACGAACACCCTCTCCGGGTCCCTCGCTCCTCGTAGCAACCCTTCGGGCTCGTCGCTCGGGACCCTGGAGAGCCGGGTAGGAAGATGGGTGTCAGTGTCTTGGTGGCTGACATGAATGACAGCGACCCCTGCGGTTGAACCCCCCCTACGCGCGTACGCGCGCGGGCGCGCGGTCGCGCGCGGGTGTGCGCGCGGGGAGCCGAGTCGGGGCCGATTCGGGAGCTTCGCGGGCGGGCGCGGTCGTGCGCGGTGTGCGCGCGGGCACGCGCATAGAGTTGCTGGACATCGTTGGCGAAATGCCTAGCCGTCCCTACGCGCACGCGGCCGCGGCCCCGCCCTCGCGTCTGCGCGCGCACCGCGGTCGCGCATGGCGCGCGAGGCACCCCGCGTTCTCTAGCCGTACTACGTACGGCGAAAGAGAACGCGAAAAAAAGGACTTGACAAGTTCGCAGACTGTGGTATCATTGGCTCCGCCATCGGCCGACGGTCGGCCATCGGCAAAGGAGGCCCATCGTGGCAGCACGGAAGACCGATTACTCGGAGAGCTTCGCTCTCATGGACGGCGACGCGGTCGTCACCAAAGGTGGACGGCTCAAGTTCACGGCGCGCACGGATGACGGGTTGCTCATACTCGCCTACGTGCCCGTGGACATGGTGCGCGAGTCCATCGCGCTCGATGTGAAGGGTACCGGCAAGGTGCTCAAGCTCGACGCGTAGGTGCGGGCGTGGCGGGCGGGCGCTCCCGGGCGCTCGCCCGCCCAGGCGCACACGGGCGCTCGCGCCCGTAGAAAGGAGGCATTCCATGACAACGACGACTCTCGAAGCAATACCCGCAGAGGCCGTGAGGGCGGCGCTCCGCGACGGGTTGCGGCCCGTCATCGACTACCCGTACACGCATAGCGGACGTCGGGCGCGGGCCAAAGCTCTCGGCTCCCGATGGGCACCGGCTCCCGAGCCGAGCGACTTCGCACGTATGTGGGAAGCGATGTGGTGCCAATTGGACACCAACGCCCTACGCAGGGCGCAAGCGGCCGCTACCGCGGAGGGATGGGGCCGAGTCCATCGGCAGGGATTCTGTGAGTTCCGCCCGGTGCGCAGACGGAGGGACCCCGACCCCCGCCCGGTGCTCACCCCGGCCTACGTATCTCGCGGGTGGTATCGCCACCCCGAAACTGGGGCACTACGGCGAAAAGTGGACGGTGGGCCGGGTTGGGTACCACGCGGGTCCAAGCCGGTTGGTGACCACCGTCCGTGGTCTCAGCCGGACCCGGCGCCCGTACCCGAGGGCGACTGATGGGCGCACCTACCGCACCCAAGACAGCGTTCTACGTGTGCCCGGGTTGCGCCCGTATCACCGAGGCCATCGTTGGCTCGGAGGCGTGGTGCCCGTGCCCGCGCCCGGTGGGCAGGCGCACCTACCTTCGGCCGATGGTCCCCTATTCCACGCGGGCGGCAGCCCGAGCCGCGGTCCGCAAGACCTAGCCCAGCCCAGGCCCTACGCTCCCGAGCGCAGGGCCGACGGTGTGCTAGGTACTCGGGGATGGACCCCGAGCTAGGGGCGCACCAAAGGAGGCAGACCCTATGGATGCCGATGCTATCCGCGCACGTCTGGCGGAGGTTCGGGCCGCGAAGGCGCCGGAGCCGGAGCCGGAGCCGGAGCCGGAGCCGGAAGCCGTGACCACCACGGACTACGCGCTCACGCTGACCGCGGTGGGACGCACCAATGGAGGACGCACCAAGTTCGAGGCTACGGGCGATGACGGAGCCATCACGGTTCTGGTCTACGCGCCCGAGGGAATCGACTTGGGCGTCGTCACGCGGGCCTAGAGGCCCGCGTAGGGCGGGGTCACACTCGCCCTACGCACTACGGGGGAGCGCGGGTACCTACTCGCCCGCGCTCCCCCGCCTCGCGGGCGGAGGCGAGCGCGCCCCGTCGTCCCCGTGCTCAGGCGCGGGCGCGCCCGCCCGCCCGTGCGCCCGCCGGCGGCTATGGCATAGCAATGCCCGCGCGAATCGCGGCTGGCGCCGACAGCAATGACCGCGCGCGTCCCGCCGATCGCTAGGCGCGACGCCGAAAGGCGAGGGCTACCGAACGAGCCCTTACGTCTTCGCTATCGGTACGTGCGCAGGGAGACAAGAAAAGACTTGACAGGCTGAGAAAGCATGAGAGAATGTTGAACGACGAGCCGACGGCTGCCCTCTCCGATTGAGGGCGAAGCCGTCAAGTAAAGGAGGCGATTCGTAATGGCTGACATCTTGTGTCGGCGTTGTTCGGAGCCGTGGGACAGCTACTACCTGACCCATGACATCGACGCCGACGACGGGACACCGCCGGGGTCCACCAAGCGCCGCATCATCGCGGGTGAGGGGTGTCCGGCGTGTAAGTGGGGTAAGGCTTGCCCCATCTGTGGCGGCAGCGGCATAGACCGCTGGTACGGCGGCAGGAACGAGGGCCCATGTGTACGGTGCGATGGGACCGGCAAGCTGGACCCCACGCGGGATGCGCCCGACGACATGGAGTTCTTGCGAGCCATCGAGGATTCGACCGATGGCATGGAGATATTCGATGCCATCGACGGGATGATGGGAGGTTAAGGATGGCAACTCGTTCAACAACACACTTCCGACGGTCGTCTGGTGACCCGTCGGCCATCGTTTACCGACACTGGGACGGCTACCCGGAGGGTCACGGCGCCGACCTGCTGAGGTTCTTCGCCGAGGTCGGGGAGCTATCCGACTCCCGCTTCGGAGATCCCCAGTACCTCGCAGCCAAGCTGGTGGTGTTCCTGGCACGGGAGTTCGCGGTGGACTACACCTGGCCACCAGGAGCTCCACCCGACGGTGTGGAGACCCCGAGGTCAAGCCCCCTTGACTTCCTGGGTGTGGGGATATGCCTCCAAGACCCCGGTGACATCGAGTATCGGTACCTGGTGAACTGCTACTCGCCCATCGGTCTCGGCCTGGCGCGTCCGTTCGTCATGGTTCAGTCCACCTCCGGTGGCTACGACCGTCCGATGTCCTATCACGACATCGGAGAGCTGGGTTCGGTGCTCAAGGAGGTGAAGCTATGAACGGCGAGGTCTACCTGCCAATCTGCGTCGTCATCACGGCAGGCAAGGTCGTTGGATTCGACATCGACTGGGAGGGTGCTCCCTGGATGTCCGTCACCGACACCGACAACGTATGGGCACCCCAGGGTGACCCGGCTGATGCCGATACCTGGAGATGGTGTCGGGATGACAGCCTGGAACAGATGGCCCTTGACTGGCTCTCTGACCACAACCCGGTAATCGTCGGCGGCCGACTGTTCACCGAGGCCCAGGCGCGGTCATCTACCAATGCCCACGACCCACAGAAAGGGGAACAATGAACAACCGGGACTACCAAACCATGCCTGAACTCACGCTTGTACGCCATGAGCTCACGCTGCTCCGACGCATGACGCAGCGTGAGCTGATATGCGCTCGACGCGCTGCCGACTGCGATGTCGGCGGTGAGGTCCTGAGCCACGCCAACAAAACCGTACGCACCTTGGAGCACATCGCCGACAAGCTCGACCACTGTCTAGAGGTCGCGTGGAAGGCGGCTGCTAAGGAGGACCAACATGGGACTTGACATGTATCTGACCAAGAAGTTCTACATCAAGAACTGGGAACACGACACCCCGCACCAGAGGACGGTGCTCAGCATCACTCGCGAGGATGGGACGGACTTCAACACAGGGCCGGGGAAACCCTGCTACCTGGAGTTCGAGGTGGCCTACTGGCGCAAGGCCAACGCCATCCACGGTTGGTTCGTGCGCAATGTGGGCGAAGGCACCGACGACTGCGCTCCTCTCTATGTGGAGAAGGACACCTTGAAGGAGCTGAGGGACACCTGTGCCAGAGCACTCAACACCCGCAACCTCGATTACGTGGCGGAGAAGCTGCCGCCCACCTCGGGGTTCTTCTTCGGAAGCTGCGAGGTGGACGAGTGGTACTGGAAGGATCTCCAATGGACGGTGGATGCCCTGTCCGCTGAACTGGAGACCGAGTACGAAGGCGGCTGGCTCGGCCAGCCCAGCTACATCTACCAGGCGAGCTGGTAGGAGGGACCGACATGTATATAAGCAAAACCGAACGAGCGTTCCGACGCATGTTCGAGCTGGCCGAAGCCTGGCTCGGCTACTGGGTATCTGACCAACGCCTCGAAGTACTGGAACCTGACGAGGCACGCCTGGTACTACGGGCGTGGAGGGGGATGCCACCGGAGATGCGTAGGTCACTGACCGAGGTCTACGACCTCATGCTGGCGATGGGCCTGCTGTTGGACGGTGAGAGCCTGGACCATGTGCGTTACCAATGGCTCGATGACCAGCTCGGCGACCTCATCGTGGAGAGGACCGCGTCATGAACGACATGGATGTTCTCAACCTGATGACGGACTTCTTCGACCTGGCCTTCTCAGCTCCGGACATGGATCGGGCGCACAAGGCGCTGGCAGAAGTGCTCGCCCTGGCGATGGACACTCGAACTCCTATCGAGGAGGTAGAGGCTTGCGCAGAAGCCGCTCTCCAGCGATACGTAGATGGGACCAGCTTCGGAGACAAGTGGAGAAAGGAGATGAACGGATGATGACGAACCCGGTAACGGAAGGGTGGCAGCTCTCGGTAATCATCGAGGGCAACACCACCATCGGACCGCCCAGCGACCTGCCTGCCTTCGTCCAGGGCATCGTGGAATCGCTCCCTGACGAGTGGTTCCAGAACGATGAGATCTGGATAACGGGCATCAGGCTGGGGCTTGCGGAACCCGACGAAGTGATGGCTCGCGTAGCTCAGGTGCTCAAGGCAGCACGGGAGACACACGATGAGCTCGTCATGGGCATAGGCAGAGCCTTCGGGCTGACCGATGACCCCGACCCTGACGTGTGGGACGAGTGGTGTGACGCCGCCGGTCTCTACAACAACTGACGATACACAAAGGAGGCAACCATGAGATACTCGTTCTCGATGTCAGTGGACCTGGCAAAGAGGTTCGCTGCCATCACCAAGGCAGCCGGCACCAAGACCTGGAAAAGGGAATCACTGAGCTTGGCCGAGGTCCGCTGGGACACCTCGGCTCAGGCACCGCCGACGTTGACAGTGACGTGTACAGACACGTACATGCTGGCGACGCGCCAGGCCGAGGTCGAGCGCATAGACGGTCAGCTTGGTGACAATCACACCTTCACCATCAACGCCCGGGACTTCGCCAAGAGCATCACCCAACTCACGAAGACCAAGACGACCACCGCGCTGTTCGAGGTGGACGCCGACCGCGGTGCGCTGCTGGTGGCTTCGGGGGTCGGTGGGGAGGACGGCTACAACGACACTCTCCCCCTGGTCAACGCCCATTACCCCGACTGGGAGCAGCTGCTGTCGGGTCGGGTCTACACCTACAAGGGCACACTCCCTGCGCTGGACCCTCGCAAGGTGGCTCTGCTGATGAGCACCTCCGGGGACACCACCGGCACCAAGGCCAAGGCCCCAGCCCAGCTGTTCGTGACCCACGACGGCAACAAGGCTCCCCCGCCTCGCAGCTCGGGAGCGTTGGGGGACAGACCCGAGTTACAGCCGGTCGGGTTCATCCAGGAAACCAAAGACTTCGGCACCTGGCGAGGGCTGCTCATGCCGGTCCGGGTCTGAGAGAGAGGAGAAACGAATGCCAAAGACAGTTGACATCATCGGCAGGATGGACGAATACGTCCGGGTGATGGCCGGCAAGCAGGTATCGGATAGCAAACCTCCCCACATGGCCCCAGCAAAGGCTGTGGCCCTTTGGTACAAGGAGCTGTTCGACCGTCGCGATGGGGAGGACGGCACCATGCTCTGCGGGCCGGTGCGCATCTCCGCTGGCTACGGGAAGCATTGGCGTGTCTACATAGCCGATCGTCGGCCCACCGATGACGAGTTCGAGACGATGGGAGAATCGCTGTCGCTGGAGCTGGTCAACAGGGCGTTGTCGGAGATGTGCCAGCGCCTTCTGGTCCGCCTGGCTGCCTACCAGGACAGCTTGGAGCGTGCTCGCGCAGACCGAGAGAGGGCAACGCTGGACGAAACGGTCTCGGTCCTGACGGTGGCTGGACGCCAGCTCGAAGCCTTGTTCCGAGAGGAGGGAACCACATGATGCCGTCGGACTTCGACTTCATCATCCACACCTACACCGACCAGCAAGCCATCGACGATGGAGTCCTGGTGGACCTCTCCGGTCTGCGGCTCCGCTACCTGGATCGCCCGGTCCTGAGGATGACGGCGACGCTGGCTGCGGCTATCGGGCCACAGGTCGAAGATGTCGCCGCCTGCGTCCTGGATGAGAGCGAGAGCCATACCAAAGGATGGGGCAACTACGACGACGGATGCCTGGATTGCGTCAAGCGCTATCGAGCGCATCTTCGTTCCACGCTGGACACCAAGCTGGACATGGCGAAGGACACGGCCGAGCCAGGAGAGGAACCGAACTACCTGTTCCTGCTGCCGGGCGGCGGCAGCGAGGACATCTGGTTGATACGCAACGAGCTTGGCGGGTGGACCGTCATGTTCGCATCGGACTACTAGGAGGACAGCTATGGGATATCAGACATGGTTCGTCGGTGACTTCACCTTCGACCCACCATTGAACGAGAGCCAGCGCGTCTGGTTGGAAGCCTTCAACGACATGCGCCATGTCAGTTGGAACTACTCCGCCCTCGAACAGAACGACCTGGGGAGGGCAGCAGGGTTCAGAGAGGTAGGGCCATGCGGTGTCTTCTACGTGGACCCGCCCAGTGCTCGTCCAGTCCTTGTCTCGGTGGCGGGTACGGAGTCGCCGTTCGTCGAGGTGTACGACGCCGAGATACGCCGCGAGCTCATCGAGAACGACAACATCCCGACAGGCCAGCCCATCTACAAGGGCGAGATCCTGGTGGACAAGGGCTGTTCTCTGCTCGCCAAGCCTGGGCTGTGGTGCCAGTGGAGACCCACTCCTGACGGCCAACGCCTGGAGTGGGACGGAGGCGAGAAGTTCTACCACTATGTCGAGTGGTTGGAGTGGCTGGTCCAGTGGGTCTTCGCCCCCGTCTTCAGGGTGACCATCACTGGGCGAGTGGCCTGGGATGGAGAACAGTCAGAAGACTTCGGCTACATCGTCGCCAGGGAGAACGTCATCACGACGGCGTATCCAGACTGGCGATGGGTGCCCAACGACCCGAGAGAGGAGGAAAGAAGCAACTCCCGCACCTGAGAGGTGTCCTGGTAAAGGAGGCCAAAACCCAAGTCAGGCACGGGAGCCGCTAAGTGGCGGATATGCCGTGCCAAGGATAGGAGGACCAACATGGCGTTGACAAGCGCCGAGAAGAAGAACTTCGAGACCCTGGAGAGGGTCTTCGGAGATGGGGCGCAGGGACTACTGGAGTGCGAGCTGGCCGTTGACATCCCTGCAGGCACGCGGGTAGCTGTTGTCACAGCCATCGTGTTCGACGGGAGTGAGTATCACTTGACTCCCTTCGCTCTCATGGTGCCGGGCAACCCATACGAAACATTGAACCCACCCAGCGAGGACGGTGGATTCGTCACACAGGAGGTGGTGGCATGAACATCCACATCCTGAGGGCTGAGGGAGAGGTGAGCTTCTACCTCGAAGACCTCGTTTCCGTCGTGATGGAGGATCTCATCGAGGCAGCTCTGGAAGATGGGCGGTTCACATTGGATGATGTCGAAACGGAGCGCGTGGATGGGGATGATGTGGTGGTAATGGCAAGGTGTCGAGTGGTGCTCAGAGCCGCCGACCTGGTGGATGAGCGAGCCCTCATCGACTCCTTGGCCGACGCCATCAGCGATGCCGGGTGGACCCACGAACTGTGTCACGTTGACAAAACCTTCAAGCACGTGCGCACCGACTCCGACACCGGCAAGCTGGTGTACCGGGTCACGGCAGTGTAAACTCTCAACCTGAGAAGGAGGCAAAAGCAATGACCGCGCGAACTGACGACGCAGACCAACACAGGACAAAGGCGATCATCGCCAACCTGCTCGATGTCACACGCCAGCTCATCCTCGAACCTGTCCCCGAAGGGGGGTTCGCTGCCGATGCTATGGGTCATGTGAGAGCGATAGAGGTGATGCTGGCGGAGTGGCGCCGCGGGTTGCTAGCCGAGTCCGAGCCGGCCAAAGGCAACGCCTATGAGATCGTGGAGGAGAGAAGGGCCAAGCGGTCCTACTCACCGGCGCCGATACTGGCGTCGTTCATGGACCACATGAACTTCGACGCCTACCAGACCCTCCGCTACCTGTTGGGTTGTGATGCTGTCCGGCTGCAGTGGTCCTGGACCAATCTCCAACGGGCCTTCGCTGCCAACGGGGTCAGCATGAAGGTGGCCAACCATGAGGTGGCTGACGATGGCGACACCACAGGAGCCCACATCGGACAGGTGTGGAGCTCGTATACCAGAGTGAAGGGAGTGACCGATGACGACAGAAGCGACGACTGACCTGGACCTGGCGAGGGCCCCGTTCACATGGAACACCCTCAACTACATCTCCAAGACTGAGTTCGTACCGGCCGGATTGAGGGGTAAGCCGCACGCCATCCTGGCTGCGGTCCTCACCGGCCGCGAACTAGGCCTGGGCCCGATGGAATCCCTGCGCTCCATCGACATCATCGACGGACGCCCCAGTCCATCAGCAGAATGGATGGTAGGAAGGATCCTGGGAGCCGGGCATGTCGTCACCACCCTCGAGCAGACGGACAAGACCTGCACCGTCAAGGGCACCCGTTACGACCTGGTGCCGATGCCGTCCGATGAGGTCAAGAAGGTGGAGATCGCCTCGATGCAGTTCACGTTCACCATCGAGATGGCGGAAAGAGCCGGACTGGCCAAGAAGCGCAACTGGCAGCAGTACCCCGAGGCCATGCTCTACTGGCGAGCCGTAGCGCAACTGGCAAGGCAGTTCTTCCCCGACTGTCTGCGAGGCATCAAGTACCTGGCCGATGAGCTCGGTGACGAGGACTGGATGGAACCGCCGATGACCACAAGTGAGGAACCGGATGTCATCGACGTGGATGACATCGAGGAAGTGGTGGAGATGGCCCTTGAAATGGAGGAAGCATGAAGACCGACGCGCTCAACCAGAAACAGATGGGGTTCATGACCATCTACCTTGAGGTCGACCTGAAACGAGCCTTGAGGATCGAGGCAGCGACCAAGGAGCAGTCGCTGTCAGAGCTGGTCCGTGACATCCTGATGTCACATCG